GGTTGAACTCGTTTAATCTATTTGTTCCGGTGTCTTCCCTAAACACGCCACTGTAAGTTAGTCCGTGTGGAACACGTTCCTGCTCATAATTTTCAATCGTAGAAGAAACACGTGGACTGTACTGCATGCTAGATCCATTGAAGTCATCACGAATACGATCGCTCTCAACACCATTTCTAAAACAGTATGCATTGTATACATTCACCAAGTCTACTATTGCAGGTTTCCGAATGGTTCCTGCTGTGTCTCTAGATTGGTTTTGACCATTTGTTCCAGAGTGCAGACCATTGGTAACCGAGAATGTCTCTGTCTCGTGGTATATGTCTATGTCGGTATTCTTTGGCTGAGTCTCAATTATGGTCTTGTTCTTTGCCTGTGTAATCGTACAATCAACTGTGAGTATTGCTCTAATACAAGAAATTGAGTTTCCGCTCTTAAAGTCGTCGCTATTTGCATCTGCATGGCCACGGATAAACATTCTAATGTCTCCATTGTCTGTTTGGTCTACCTGAGTACAGGACTGGCTTCCAGACTGAATGTTTCTGTAGTCGCTACACCTTCTAAAAAATACTGTTGTTGCACCTTGATTTTGATTACGTGCAGTCATTGTGAACTGCTCGTATATAGAGTCCTCAAAAAACCATTCCTCAATGTTTATGTAATCCCTTGACGAGATAAATGTTTGTTCTGGTTGACCCTCTCCACCAGCAACTCTTGTTTCGTTTATCTTAATAGTAATTACAGCTCCTCCACTAATAGACGTAGCATCTTTAGGAAAAACAGCAATACCACCAAATGGATCGTCAAATCCAGTAAAGACTAAGGGCCCTCCAAAAACAGTTCTACCAGCAAAGCTTGTCCAATTTGCCCTTTGGTTTATTCTCCAAGAATCACCAACAGTGTGTCCATTTGAGCTTGCAAATCTAATTGTACACAAAGCCTTTGTTCCGTCTGATATTACTTGATTCGCCCCAGTAATTGCTACATTTTGAATAAGAGACGCTCCAGCAACATCTGTAGAGAGAACTGATACCTTAAATGTATCTACACCAGATGCATTTCTTCCATCAATTTCGATCCTTATACGCCTATCTACTAGAACTTTATCTGATTTGTTTACAGTTGCTAAGTCATTTTTCCCCGCTCCATAAAAAACAGGATCTTCAGTAAAAGAGTGAGGGAAGAATATGGGTAATACACCAGGATCTCCTAGACTTGCACATGTAAAACCTGCCGCATACTTAGATTTTCTTGCAGAAGTTACACCTCTACTTGTTGTTTTATTGACGATAAGATTAGACGCAGAAAACGCAGTATTTCCGTCGGTCTTTACCTTCATGTATACACCAGAAATCTGATTCTTTTTATTGTTTAAAAAGTCTTTTTCTTTTACAACTACATCAAGTACTTTAAATTCTGTATTACTGTACGTAATGCCATTTGGATTAACCTTAAATACGATATAGTCATTGGCGTGAACCTTGTCCACGTCAGACTCGTTGATCATAAAGTAGGTGTAAATTCCGTCAGTATAAAAAATGTTTGGGAATATAGTGTAGTACTGTCCCTTTGCTTGCTTTACAAATATTCTATACTTGGTAGCAAATGCGGGAGCCTCACTTATTATGTTAACCTTTAAATAATTGCTTGTATCTGAGCTTGCCGATGAAACACTTGCCGTGTTTGTAGTAGATGTCAATACGGTGCTCATTCTACCATAGTCGTCCATGTAGCAAATACCAACCTCGTACCCCCTGTCAGAGTGAAGTGTCTTTACCGGGCTATTTATAACATACCCAGTACTGAGCTTGCTCTCGCTAACAATACTTACGGAGTAATTTGGAACAATGCCCTTTCCGGCTATGGATACAATGTTGTAAAACTGAGTGTAGTTTCCGTAGATAATGCGACTGCTGATTAACTCTTGAGCCTTTGCCTTTAATGGAACGTTGTCAAATAGTCTTGTTAGTTGGTTCGATGGCAATACACCATAAACCTTGTTATTAGCAAAGCCTGAGAACTTGGCAGTTTGGGCTCCTCCGTTGTACGTAACACCTTGAATATTGCCCAACACCAAATCCGACAATACTAAGTTCTCAATGACGTTGACGTTTGTACTCGCAGAGTCCTTAAATAACAGTTGAATCTCTTTAATGTTTGATCCAGCAGTAGAGAAAGAAATGTCTATAATGTTCCACTTGTTCTGCATTGACTTGTTGACACCAGTACCATAGTCAAAAGTAAATTCGCTTGGTTGAAATCCAACCTCTGAGAATGGAGAGAATGAAGAGTACTCGTTATTCATGTACTTATATCTGTAAGCAAAGTACAAGAACTTGTCCTTGATGTTATTAGACAACACACTTGAGTCATTTCTAAGAGCTAGTGTAGGAGCCGTTAATGGTGGCTTTACGATGACATTGATATCGTCTTGTGTAAAGTTGTTGAAAGGATAGAAAGCTTTTGTGTCAACTCTTCTAGGTGGGTTTAAGTTATCTGTCCAGAATAATAGACCACTAATATAGTTTACGCCAGTGATTAAGTATTCTGAATTGAAGTTCAAGACATTGCTAGATCCAGCCCTAGTGTCCATTGCAATAATGGATGTAAGGCCTGTCTGTGAATTGTACGATGCGATGATATTGCCTGTGACAGCCTTTACAAACCAGAAGATCAAGAACTCGGCAGGGACAGCTATAGAGCCAATTGTCTTGGCCCCGGCCAAAGAGAATGCACTTCCAGAAAATGTAGTCGCAGCAGCGGCTAGCCCGCTCACCTGTGTATTGCCTAGCTCGTTAGCTACAGCGCCAACACCGGCATCCTCAGAGGTTCCTACGGTTACGTTTAGAGCATCACGATACTGCCCGTTTGGAACTAGACGCTCGTCTAGGTCCTTATTCATTATGCCGGATACCAGCGACCTTGTTATTTGCATTATTTAATCCAGTTAGATTGATTCCGTAATACCATCAACAATCTACCAGAGTGCAAGTTGCTCATCCTAATCTTTGCGTTGCGAAGAAGGGCTGACTTCTCTTCTCTCGCTCTACGAACGATGTACTCCTGTACTCCAACACGATTGTTTAAAATACACCACTTGATATAGCTATACATGAAGTCCTCGGCAAACTTGTTTACCTTGACCAATGAGTCGTCCCCGTTCTCAAGACCATCGGAGATGTACTCCATCACCAATAATTGGTCCGACATCTGAGAGCTGAAGTTGATCACGCCAGATCCTTGATCGATTCTGAAGTTCGGATTACCGTTGGCAGTCTCTCCGTTTAGGCCGAAGTATCCGCCCAAGTCATAGTTAAAGTACCAATAACCATCTACAAGCCATCCATATCTTCCGTTTGCCCAAGCGTCGCCAGTGAACAATTCCCTTGGATACCCTTGGATTCTCTTCATGTCAAGCTCAGACGTGCCCGTAATAACCTCTCCGTTCATGTCGTATAGGATATTGTCGCTAGAGTCTCTTAGGTATGCCTGTGCATAGTTTACAGTCTTGCTCTCAAACAATGGGAATAAGACGCCCTCGTTCTCCAATGAGATACGAACGTAGTTGATGTAGTCAGGTGGCAGTATCAACTTAAGGTCTGGACCAATCCTAAACTCAAGAACGCGAACATTCCTAGCCGCATCGTAGTTAAGCTCCTGGATCGCACGCTTTGCGTAGAACAGTACATTGTACCTGTTCACGGTTCCGATCAACTTGTCGTCACCAACATACATAAGCATGAAGTTATTCACTACGTCAGCAAGGCTGACATACTGGTACTCCCCGTTATTGTTGGGGTCTGAGTAGTATTGTTGGTTGCTTATATATGCCATTATGATTGCTTGGTTGACTCTGCGTTTTCTCCGGCCATTGCGAACTGAACTACATCGTTCTCACGGATATTAACACCAGCGTATGAAAGGATCTTGAAAACTAAGTCGTTTTGTGAGCTTTCCGAAAGCTCAAAGTCTTGATAGTCAACAGCTGACTGGTTGAATATAGGCGACCCTGACACGACAGTGTATGTCCACTTAGGATCAACAGGATAGCGAACGTGCAGAGCGCTGACATTGGTTTGGATTGTGCTCGGATATACATAATAGAAATTCTCCTTCTCATAGTACGCAGGGTACGATGTAGTGGGAGCCGTCAAGTTTGACGAGATAAGGTTCATAATTTTTGTGTGAGCCACGTACTCAATCTCTTTGTTAGCGTAAAGTAGAACGTTAACGAAATAAGAATTAGAAGGTGCAGGAAAAGCGCCGGCACCAGAATTATACGTAAGAGTCGCTTGCTCGCTAAATCTAT